CCGCGTTCACCGTCTTCCGTTGCTCATCAGTAATCCGTGAACCATCATCCCAATCAGCCTTACATAAGTAAGCCCATTCCCAAGGCGGTTCAGTTTCAACAGGCCGACATTCAAGCGTCTGAGCCTTCGCGCCAGGTGCGAACAGACTGAACGATACTGCTGTGAACAGCGCGACCAGGCCGCTTCGCTTCACTTCCTACTCTGGTAGTTATTCAGTTTCATCTGCATCCTCAACAGGTGGTGTCACGAACTCGTCAAGTTCAGCGTCGTAGATATCGCCAATGCCTGCGTATTGACCCCTGAATGGAATGCCACCCAATAGGTGATGTGAAACCCCATTCTCGTCACGGTAAGTGTTGTATGAAGTTCGTTTGCACGGCTGGCCGACGAACTCTGCATAATGAGTTTCCCAGTCGGCAATGCCATCAACGATTTCATCTTCGTTGCGCCCAACGATTACTTGGGTCACGATGTTGTTTGTGTCAAGAAATGCGTAATGTGCCATAGTTAGAAAGTGATGCTGCCCGTGCCAGCGGTAAATGAATAGAAACGATATGTAATCCCTTCGGATGAGTACGTTCCAGTTGTGCTTGTAAGACCGCCGCCGATAGAGGCCAATGTGCCGAACGAATCTGGATAACGAATGATGACGATTCCTGAACCGCCAGCACCCGATTGCGTTCCACGAGTTCCACCACCGCCACCACCAGTGTTCGCTGTTCCAGCAGTTGCGTTAGGTTGCGTATCTTGACCACTTGCACCAGCACCACCACCACCAGAGCCACCAGAACCACCAACTGAACCTATGGCACTTTGTCCACTTCCGCCGCCACCACCACCACGAGTGACAGATGAGCCAGTAATAGATGATGCGACACCTGCACCACCGTTTCCACCATCGCTAACGACAGCATTTGCGCCAACGGCACTTGCACCGCCACCACCGCCACCGCCACCGCCAGCACCACCAGAACCACCGTTGCCACCCTTGTAGCCCTGACCAGTAGTGCCATTTGCACCAGTAAGACCTTCACTAGCGCCACCGCCAGAACCACCAGTTGCAGCCGTGGATTTACCGCCGCCACCGCCACCAGTTGATGTGATAACGGAAAACACCGAATCGCTTCCGTTGATGCCGTTATTCCCAATTTGTAATGGCGCCCCAGCACCAACAGTCACCGTTGCGGAAGTTCCCTTCTTGAACAACAAACGATTCTCAGCGGATGCACCACCACCAGAACTTTCACCAACAACCGATGAACGATAACCGCCAGCACCACCACCACCAGGACCACCGTTGCCAGTTCCTGCGCCACCAGATGCACCACCAGCAACAACAAGGTATTCAACGATGGCGTCAGTTATGTCTGCGATAACTCTGCTAGTTGTCTGCGATGAGACATAACCCAAATATGAACGCGTCACTCTGCTACCTCACTAACAACGGGTGGGACAAACTTGTCAAGTTCCGCATCATACTCCCAGCCTTTTGAGCAATAGCCACGACCTGACCCATCACGGAAGCATTCAATCCATAGCGATGCATCGCCATAGCGGTCAGGATTGGCAACAATGAAATCGTATGCAACGACACGCACATCCGTCACGATGCCATCTTCAACTTTTGCAAATGTGGTTGGCTCGCTCATACTTTGAACCTTACGAATACTGCGCCAGACGCACCACTTCCACCAGCGTTCAAACCGCCACGACCACCGCCGCCACCTGCACCGTAATTCACGCCATTATTGCCAACGCCTGATGTGCCCAGACCAGCAACACCACCTGTGCCTGCTGTGCCACCAGTACCGTTGGCACTACCACCGCCGCCAGCACTAGCAAAGTATGATGAGCCTGCTGTCCAACCGTTTATTTCTGCGCCATTCCCGCCAGAACCACCAACAGACGATGTGCCATTTCCGCCAGCACTTCCTGCACCACCGCCACCACCTGCACCATTTCCAGCGATGTTCACATCATCAGAACCGTAACCGCCAGAATTCCCTTTGATTCCCAGTGCTGCTGATACAGCCGTACCGTATTTGCCTGCCCACCCACCGCCCGAACCGCCCGACATACCAATCTTGGCGGCAATCGTGTCATCAGTTCTTACGGACGAACCGCCACCAAGACCACCACCAATAGCAATGTACCCTGCCAATGTAGAACGCAAACCATTTGCACCACGGTCACTTCCGCCTGCGCCGCCTGCGCCAACATCAACAGTATAAGTTCCAGCAGCAAGATAGGTAGTGATAACCGTATCCAAACCAACAATGTCACCGCCACCAGCACCAGCACCAGCACCCGTTGCGCTGTTCCCACCACCACCTGCACCGCCCCCACCACCGATAAGCAGCAAATCAAACAGTCCACCCCTAGACACAACAAGGTTGCCATCAGATGTGAAAGTCAGCAGCGTATAGTTCACACCGCTAACTGTGATAGATGACGAAGAACCACCTGTTGCGGTTCCGTATGTTTCAACGAACACGCTTTGCGTGGTTAGCGATGAAACATATCCAAGTTGGCGGCGAGCCGTAGCCATACTTACGCCTCAATACGATTCACGAAACCGTGAACAACGACCACGCTTCCTGTAGCGGCGAACGCTCGCACAACCAGCGGAGTCGCATTACCTTTCAAGACCAAACCTGGAATAATCGTCACGAGGCCAGCCTCGGGCAGAACGGTCAGTTCAATGTTGCCGTTCGGCGCGGTGGTCGTACCCCATTCAACGGTGAGTTTCACGCTTGACGCAGAAGTGTTCACAGCATAAATCCAGATTTCGTCGTAAGTGGTTGCCGTAGCAGAAGCGGTGTGAATGGTCGTACCAGCGGTGGCGGTCTGCGTGACCAAGATGCCTTGTCCGTCCGTTGAACCGCTGAGAACTATCTTGCTGTAAGTGGCCATGATTCCTTCCTAACTGAATACTTGAACTTGGAGAATATCTGCGCCGCCACCAATAGCGACCCAGGCTGAGCCGTCATAGACCTGAACCTGGTTCACATCCATGAGGTACGACATCATGCCTTCCGCGAGCACTGGTTCCCCCGTGCCACCGAACGCGGCTGTACGGGCGGCCTCATCAGCGAACCTCATCACGGATTGGTCCATGAGATAGGTGTTCACTTGTGCGGCAGTAAGAACCGCACCCGAGGTAAAGAGTTTCGCGCCAGCACCAGCCATAGTTATCCGTATCCTAGCAACTAAGTGAGCGCGTTGTCGGCATCCATCACGCCGAATAGGACATCGTCCAGGATGAACGGATTCAGGATGTAGGCGTCGGCCATAGCGATTTCAAGGCGATGCGAGGAAGGGGTAATCACATGGCGTAGGCGTTCTACGCTTTGATATTTGCTTACGGTTGAAGGTGTTCCCGTCTGATAGTTGCGTTCAACGGTGATGGTGTCACCGAGTTCAAGTTGGTTACAAGTCAATCTGTCACCAGAAGTGAACGAGGAGACTAGGAGTGCCATGTTGTCAAAGCGGTAGGCAGGCTGGGCGTAGAGGTTCAGTAGGTCATCCGCCAGGGTTTGTGCGGCGGTGTCATCCGCGAGTAGCAGGTTGCTGAGGCTCAGGGTGCTGATGCCGTATTCCGCCTGGCTGGGTGCGTCATTGGAAGTCTGTGGCGTTCCCGTTTCACGAGTGGCAACCACTTTGTTGTATAGGAACTCTTGGCCGTACATGATGCCGAGTTCCTGGTACTTGATGCCGATGCCTTCATCATCTGAGAATGAGCCAACGGATGCGGCGAACACGGCGGAGGTACGGTCTGTGAAGGTAAGTGTTCCGTCGCGAGCCACGAAGAACGCGCCTTGTTCCGATGTTGAAATGGATTGCGCGTAGGTCAAGACATTCGTGTTGGCGTCAATCTGGTAAGCGCCCAGGGTGGCCGTACCAGCGTCAATATCGGTGGTTCCCGTATAACTGACTTCAGGTAGGGCGAGCAGATAGTTCAGGCGCGCACCAGACAGTTCAGGGGTCGGTGTCGTATCTGTGGTTGTGTATGCGTTGGCCAACAGCACGAAGTCATCTGCGGCGTTGATTACCACTTCTGAGATATCGGTAGATTTACCTGTCGCGTAAGACAAGTCAATATCGGTGATTCTTCCCGTGAAGATGGCTTCGCCGCCAACCAGCACGGTCACCTTTCTGCGTGGTGTAACGCCAGATTGCCCCAGGGTGCTATCCCAATAGGGAGAATCTTCGTTCGTCGGGTCAAAGCGGCGGTCATTGTTCAGCAAGGTGATTGAGGCGTTACCAGCGGAGAACACCGATAGTTGGTCTTGCCTACCGCGGTTCACCACCACTTGCTTCGTGTATGACGCGACATCATCACCAAGCAGAGTGCCATCCAAATAGTTTGAGTCAAGAACGCCGAGGGAAGGGTCATCCAGGGTGAACGGATTCACGGGGAACCCGAGTTCCATCAGAACCGTCAGCGTTTCTCCCCACGGAAGGACTGTTGCCATGATTACCCGAACGCGACTGCGCTCTGAACATTCAGCGGCAAGAATCCGTTGGCGCGTTCATACTGCTTGAACATATCCATCAAGCCACGCGTAATAGAATCTGGGTCTGAACCAAGGCCGGCATTGACTGTCACATTTATTTCTGGCGCAGTTTGTTGTGGTGTCGCTACCTGGTTCAACGCGGCGAGCGCTGGATTACTCGTCGCGACTGATGCCATCTCAGCCTGTCCACGCCTAATCACATTCTTTGGTGTCACCGCGGATACCTTGTTCAGTTCTTTGATGGCGTTCGCAAGAGACAAGGTTGCTTCCGCTTCAGCCAAGATTGATTCCGCGACACGGATACGGGTCCT